GAGAGTTTAAGGGTACGACTTCCAGCCATTAGTTGTACCTCTTAACTATCTTGTTAAATGACTGTTCCCACTGCTTAATGATCTCAGGTTGCGCAGCTCGCAAGGTTGGATAAATAAACCAACCGCGTGACCCTCGACCTTCTCGACCTGACCACACTGGGAACTGTTTGTATTTGTTAGAACCAAACTCAACTCCGCCCCAGACTTGTTGCGTGCTTGCGCCACCACTTAGCTTCTGTGATGCGTAACCAAAACTGATCTCACCAATTTTTGATGATTTAGAAACTTTTGAGCCGTCCGCAACGCGGTTGTCAATAAGGTTGCGCGTTTTGGTACTAGCTGCTGACTTAATTTTCCCCTGCACATAAGTAGCAAGGGCAGACGTTGCCTCTTTGGCTTGATCTAACGCCTCGTCGTCCATAGCCTTAAAAGATCGAGTAATGGCGCGCAGCTCAGCCTTGTCATAGCTGATTGCATCTTTAGCCATTTGCTCGCCTTTCCAAAATCTCAATGACGGTAAGTATGTCCTCGGCTGTCTCAAAAACATCTGGGTGTAGCCCTGTCGCCAAGGCTACCTCCCAAACTATTCTGCTAAGGCTTCCGACGGCGTAGCTTTTGGGTTTGCCTCACCTACGATTACCTCAGCAATACCTTCTGTCCAAATGTCAAGAGGCTTAACAGGCTTTCCAGCTGCTTCACGTTTCATGGCGTGATAGGCAAGAAATACAAGATCAGAAATACCGATCTTTTCCTGTGCCTGTGCAATTGTGTGTCCTGTGTGCTTCTCCCATTTGACCCACTCTGGCGGTGCAGCTGTGTAAGTGATCTGATCGCCGTTTGTGTATTCAATTGTGATTGGTAGTTTCATTTTGTCTCCCGATTAGTAGTTTTTAGCTAAATGTCTCAGTAGGTGTTCCCACTACGACAAATGATAGGTCAACGGTCTGTGCATCTGGTGCTGCACCGCCGACGCTTGGAAACACTGGCATTACGTTAAATGCAAAAACTGCGCCTGTCACGGCTGTCATTGAAACTGCCAGAGTTGTGTTTGGTGCTGTTTCGCAAGCTGTCCACAATGCTTCGCAAAGTGATGAAGCTGCGCCCCAGTCTGCAAGCATTGAAATGTCAAAAGTCCATTGATCGTCAATGTGCTTGTAAGCCTTGCCGTCAAGTGTTTGGTATGTCTCAACGGTTGGGCTGTTCGCAAGTACTGCGCTGGTCGCCTGTGCGTCGTAGTTAACTGTTGCAATGGTCACGACTAAATCGCGACCAGTGATGATTGTCGTTGGCATTTTGTCTCCTATGTAGTTTGTGTGTAATAAGTCGAAACGTTTATGTCAGCCACCAGCATTGGACTTTGTCCTACTTCCAAAACTGTCGGCTTTTCAATAACGCCAACGACGTATCCTGCTGGCATTGCAGCAAGAATTCCGATTATGAGTTTTTCTAGATTGTCTAATGAGCCTGCGTTGCTATTGCTGGCAACGATTGCAGTAATTGCAAAATTAAGTTTGACCTGTGTTTTTGATTTGCCGATCAGGACAACTTCCATGTAAGGACTGTCTGGTACGACAACAATGGCTGGCGGTATTGGTGACTCAGGCACACTTGGATACACGTTTGCAGATAGCGCGCTAAAGGCGTTTGCTAAGGCTGATCGCGTTTCGGCAATTGAGTTTGCTGGCATTTATTGACAAACCGTTTCGCTGTCAAGATACGGCATCAGTAATGTGGAGACCCTGTTGGTCAAACTTCTACCCATGCGGTATGGCGAACTGGCAAAGTCCACGCCCTCGATCTGTCCACCAGCTGCAACGCGTGATTGAAAGACCTCAACGCTAACAGCCAAAATTGCTGACTCAATTGCTGGTGTGCTGGCATAAATTTGAGCAGCTGAGTAACCTGACAATGTTGCCTTGCCGTTTGGCACAATTGGACGCAATGTGACGTCTGCATTTGTAAGTGCAGCTGTGAAGTAATAAGGCGCGGCGTCAACGACTGTAAAAGTCGCGCTAAATGGTGCAGGCAAACCTGTCACGATTACTGATTGACCAGCTACAAAATAATGCTCACGGATTGTAAAAAATGTTGCCACGTTGTTTTCTAGCTTGTAAGCATCAATGCCTGAAACGTTTGCAACCAGCATTGGCAAAATGACGTCCTCGCTGGTGTTAATGATCTCGTCTAAATAACTGTCGCTGTAAAGTGAAACGGACACGCCAAGCACCGTGCGCAATTGACTTGCTGTAACAATGGCTGGCATGTCCGTTTCCTTTCGACTGCTGCGGCGAGATCGGGAGAACCCGCCGCATGATTAGTTAATGGCTAGTTATCAGGTCTTGTTGATACCAAACGCGCCTGCACCGATCTTGGTTGCAATTGCGCCGTATCCATAAACTGAAACTGCAATTTGACCTGACGCGATTACGTCTGCACGCAAGCGGTAGGTTGGTGACTCGTACCATGTGTAAGCACTTGGGTTGATGATAAGCATTGAGTCATCTTTGTCAGTGTCATTTGCTGACGGCACGTTTGCTGTGACGTATAAATCAAGTCCAGCGACATTGCCGCGGATTGAGTCTGGACGTACAACGCCGCCTGCGTTGCTTGGCTGTGCAGCCATATATATCGGTCTCCCCGAGTCGTTTAGAGTCATTAAATTTGCCCACTGCGACGTATTTGCCAAGATGTTGCGAGCAAAACCTTGTGTGTTTGAGTAAACAGATGCAGCACCACGTGAAACAAATCCAAGCAACTCAGAAGCTGTTGGGTATGTTGTCAGTGTTGTTGCATCAGCTGTTGCACCAGATGCCAGTGCTGTGTAAACAGCAAGGTCGGTTGCCTTTGCATAAGCTGCTGACATGTTGTTTAGCAACTCGTTAAAGAATAACGGAGATGTGCGGTCTAATAGTTCGACTGAAAAAGTCTGCTGTCCTGCGTACTTCTTGACTGTTACTGACAAGAAACTTGAAGCTTGATCTGTTTCGCTTGGTGTGCCTGCTTCTGATGTTTCAGCAACTGTTGGCATTGTTGTAATCTTTGGAATTTCAAATGACATACCAGCATCAGGCAAAACGCCACGGCTGATTGCATCAATTGCTGATCGTGTGTTGTTAGCAAGTCCGTTGATAACTTCTGTCAACTGACGTGTAGGCACGAGACCTGCGTTGTCTGTTGTGTCATCTGCCGCTGCGACATACTGACGTGCTGATTCCTCGCCAAGTGAGGCGCGGATTGTGTTTTCCAAATACTTAGCAGCTGTGAACTCTAGGCGTGGCTTTGATGTCCAACCGCCTACGGCTGGCTTTGCATTTGCTGTTACTGACTGGGCAGCTTCTACCGTCTCGACGGTTTCCGCGTTTGTGACGGTGTTGTCCACTTCGTCTCCTTCTGTTGTTGGTGTTGCCTCTGGCTCAACTGTTGAGTCAGAAATTTCAGGCTCGTCGCCTGTTGTTGCTGCGACCTCGTTGACGCGTGCTGATCTAATTGCAGGCTCTGACGTTAAAGCAACGCCAGTCATTTCGCCTTTAAGAATCCGCACTGTTCCGTCTTTAAGTGTCTCGTATTCGTCAAAGTAAACTTCAACGCTAAATCCGTCGCGCAAACCTTCTGAGGCTTCCACAAGTGCATCTGTGCCAGCTGTTGTGTTGGCGATCTTAAATGTTGCGTCAATGCCCTGTTCGTTTGACTCGATTGACAATGTTTTGCCAATACGACGTGTGCGGTCATGCTCTAGGTTAAGTAAGACGGGCACTGCCTCAATACTTCCCTTTGCAAATTGCACTTTACCAATTGAGGCTGTTCCAGTTTCCTCAAATGTCACAATACGACCAGTGATCGTACGACTGTTTGAGTCAGCTGCGGTGATAGCAATTGCCGTGATGAGTTTTTTCATAACAACATGTCCTCTTCTGCGCGTATTTCGTCGATCGACATTGCGCCGATACGATTTAAGATTTCATAAACCTGCGCGCGTTCAAATGGATTGCCACGCAAGAAATTGTCTAGGTCAAACATGACTTTGTTGCCTGCTGGCGTAAAGTCCGCAAAAGATAGCCTCTGTTCCAAAATTGACATGTAATTTCTAAACGCAAAGTCCACCAGGTCGCGCCTTTTGTCTAAGGCGTTGGCGTAGGTAAAACTTGACTGCTGGCTGTCTGTGAAATATGCAGGTATGCCACATGCGCGTGATAATTCAAGGCTGACATAGTTACGTGCTTCGTTGAGCTGTAAATTTTTAGGGTCAAAGCCAACTGCCTCCATTGTCACATCAGCGTTAAGAAATGCTGTTGATTTATTGGCACGTGCTGTGCGCCAAGCACTAAGAATTTTTGCAACACGATCTGCTGGCAATGATGTGCCATTAGATTTCAATACCATAAGCGGTGTTGGCTCATTGGCAAAATTAAGTGACGCTTTTTCTAACGCGGCAGCAGCTTTGATTGTGCGACCTGCACGCGCTAACAAACCCTCTTGTGTATTTGGAAACACGACCAGATTTGTTGGGTCAATTGGCTTGCCGTCGATCTCGTACGCTGTAATTTCTGTATTGTCAAAATTTGTAGTAATTGACACGCGCTCTGGCGCAACGCGTTCCATTGCGCGAATTTTGCCTGTATCGGCGTATCTTTCCATAACCATTGCATACGCTGCGTTGTGAAAGAATAAATCGGAAATCAGCCAACCGTAAAAGGTAGAACCTGGTATGCGTGGGTCTGGTTGATTGATAACGCGCGGCTGTGACACCTTTTCGCCTGTTGCTT